AACGTATGTTCTAAATGATTGAAAACTAAAAACTTATGCAGACTGCTTTTTTCTTGTGCAGTTTTTATTCAGGTTTTTCACTATTTCGGACGTGAAACCAGTTGCATAGAACTCACCAGAGCCAAGGAGCAGCCAGTATGGGTTGATGTGGTAATCACGGACTAGGAACTGAACCCAAGACGGACGAAAGCGACCGTAGTACTCGGTAGGCTTTTCACGCAGGGACATGATGTTCCAGCGGTTGATTCCATACCGGTCGGTTATTGTCTTCAGACCGCCAATGCAACCATCAGCCTTCAGGCGGTCGATGGCAGAGAAGAAACGAACTACTATATCCACATCAGCGGACATCAGATTTTTATCTTCCATAATCTTTCTGTTTTTGATAGGCACGACTGAAAACGCTTTCCAGCCTTGCCCGATGATTATTCAATCTTTGCGACCAGTCCTGCAACTGAGCCAGCGTTGGGCGAGAAGCCAGCAGTCCATCCACCTCGGAAGGGGTGAGCACTGGCAGGTATTTCTCGTAGGTGAGAAGGTAATCAATACGAAAATCTGTAAGTTTCATCTATACTATCGTTTCTTGCATTCTTTTCGTGCTGGGTGTACGCCTTTATACCGAGAGCACGAAGCGTTTTCGCAGCTGTAGCCTTACTTATCGAGAATGTTCTATTGACCCAAAAAGCAGTTTTGCTTCTGAATGAAAGGATGTCTTTTGTAGGATTTGTGAGCTGGAATGATTCTCCCTTTTTCAAGTTTGTATTGAGTATCTTTTGCATATTCTCGACCAAGGAGTTTCTGCCAACGAACGACAAAGAATTATGATACATCAAGAGTGTAACATAATAGACTGTGTCTTTTCCCTGCACATCATACCCCAACTTTGAGAAGAGCATTGTCTTTATATTTTTGCTTTGCGCCTGCACACCCACGCACATGAGCGCAAGCACGAATAACATTATTATCTTTTTCATATTACTTTTCATTTAAATGATTAATATTTCTTTCGTAGAACTCATTCCAAGCCTTTTTCTTGATGAAGATGAAGAAGAGAAGCAGCCCTAGGGCGACCATCAGCAGGTGCATAGGATGGCTCAAGACACCGAACCCGAAGGAACGCTGGAAGTCGATGCAGAACGAAATCAGCACTCTGTAGGTAGAGAACGCCCGATGCACCCAGCAGAACCCATAGGCTAGACTGACGATGATCCAGGCGATGAAGCCGAAGAGCGAGCAGTCGAATATCCACTCCGTGAGTTTTACCCGAATGCCGAACGAGAGCAGGGTGCAGTGCACCAGCAGCACAAACGCACCCACTGGAGGGATAATGCCTATTATCAACCTGCTGGCTTTCCATAGCCAGCTTTTACCGAGAGCGGCAAGAAGAACCTTCTCCTTCCGCTCTATGAAATCCTCATCTTTCATCGTTACTTAGAATTTTAGTTGATATTGTACCTGGAGCGAGAACTAAAGTTCACGCAGCCATTTCTGACCCGATTTAGTCTTAGACCAAATTACGAGACTGGTGCCGATAACTGCACCGATGAACATAAATAAAGTTGCTAGTTCCATAATCTAAACATTTGAATTGTTATACTTCATTACGTTATTAGCGAAATAAGCGAAGGTGCACGATGCCATGACACCGAAGACGATGAAAAGGACATTATACAATCCTATATTATCGCCAGTAATCAATGGAGAGAAACCACCGATACCCGTTCCGCTTATAAACAGATTGGAGACACCATACAGATACGTTGCAAGCAGCGTCCTGCGGTCGTGCTCTTTAATTAACTTACTGACCATACCTTATAATTCACGCAGCCACTTCTGACCTTTCTTTGATTTCAAGAAAATACCGAATGCAATGGTCATTCCCAATGCCATCACGTTAAATAACAAAAAAGCATCCATAGGCTAAAGCAAGTTATTTTGTCTAAGCCATTTTTTTCCGTTTCCAGTGAGACAGAATGCGAGGAACGCCATACAAGGCACTCCCACAAACAAGAAAGCTAAATATACTCCCATAATTTATTTCTCCTTTTCCTTTTTGCCCTTTCCATCCTTTTTGTTGCTGAGTATGAGACCCACGACCAGGCAGAGGAAGGCTAGGGCGATTCCAACTATATAAATTAATACTTTATCCTCGAAATCCTTGAATAGCGAACTAATCACGACACCAGTCAAGATGTATTTCGACACATCAACGAAGTACGAGCCTAATTTTTCTATCCACATTGCGCTGCAAAGTTACTAAATTATTTTTGTCCCACAATGGCAAGCAGGGTTTCAACTTGCTTTCGCAGGAAGAAATTTTCACTTTCGAGTCTTTCAACTTTTGCCATCAAAACCGATTCCAGTATAGTTGAAGGCTTTTGTTCTTCTGAAGGCTCAGGTTGCTCTAAAAGAAAATTAGAATCAGTCCCTATCTCCTCTTTGTATTTTTGAATTACATCTTCAACCTTTTGGGCAAAATCAAGTTTGACACTTTTTGCTCCTAGCCTTCCGCTTAGATTTTGAGGGCTAGTCCCCAAAGCTGCGGCTATATAATTTAGAGGTATTCCGTATGATTTGATACGTCTTTTCAGTCCCTCACCAGTTACGCAATAATGCATCTTTTCGTCAATCATTACTTGCTTTATTTTGTCAGGTATTGGAGGAGCACATTTTGAAACCGCATTTTTGACCCTTTCGACAAAATCGGCACTAACTCTTTCCTTTATCATCTTTGAACGAACATTTTGTGGGCTGGTGTCTAATTCCCTCGCTATATCGCTCATCGTAAGCCCAGAGTATTCAACATACCTTCTTAGCTCCATTCCAGTCATATTATTTACCTCCTATTATTGATAGCAGTTGGTCTATGCGTTTATTTGCTTTTTCCACCTCTTGGCATTTGTCCTCGTATAGCTTCTTCCAAAGAGCTACTTCCGCATCGTTTCCTATGGTTTGAGTGACCCCCTTGCTATTCGAAGCATCAATGTTCGAGCCGATAATTCCTGCACCAACTTCGGATGGACTTGCAACCGTTGGAGAGAACATCGGTTCGATACCTTTTTCCAGCCAGTCAACCGAGACGTTCAGAGCGTGGGCGATTTTGTAAATTACACGGTCGGACAATGAAGCTTTGCCTGCTAAAGACCTCGAAAGGTTTGCGGAATTTACTCCACATTTATCCGCCAACTTGTTGATGGATAGCCCATTCTTCTTTCTAATTTCTGTAATTCTGTTTATTACTTCTTCATTTGTATTCATATCGAACTAATTTAAAATAATGTAAAATAGTTTACAATAGAGTTAAAACAAGTTAAAATAATGCAGTTTTACTGTGTTTTATTTGCATATTAAACTGAATTAAACTATCTTTGTAACCGAATTACACAATGAGTTTAAAAACTCTTTGGCAAAGATAAACAAAATAATTTAAAATACAAAGGAAAATGGGAGAAAATTTTAATTATGATTTTCGGACACCGTTGCAGAAGCAGCAGGACGAACGAAAGAAGAACATCATAGCGATGTTTGCAGATTTCCGAGCAAAGGCACCTGCCGAGACCTCAGACAGCAGAATAATGCTCGCAGTTTCACAGCGTGTTGGTTGCACCCAGCAGAACGTGCGTGTTATCCTCATTAAGGCTGGATTGATAACACCAAAGAAGAGACGTGCAGCCGTGCGCAAATAATCAAGTAGAACCAATTTAAACATTCAGAGCGTATGAAGAAGTTTATCGAGATTATCACAAGTGACGAAGTATTATCCCTGGCAGTTGCCATCGTATTAGTAACTTTAATTTTTTGGAGGGCTTAGTTATGACGAACGAAGAACCAAAGGTAGCTGACGCAGGCAGATACACCATGACAGAGACCTGCAAGGTGCTGGGCATCCATCGAAACACCCTGCGCAGATGGTTGCAGGCTGGTAAGATTAAGGTCAAGTTCCGCAGAATCGACAACCGCAAGGTTTTCGAGGGCAGCGAGATTAAAAAAGTCTGGAGGATTGCCCTATGATGAATGCCTACGAAAAAGCGAAGCAGCTTACCGCCAAGTGGGAGCAGGAGCGAAAGGACAACAAGCGACTGGCAACCATGAAGGAAGCGGAAGGACGCATTCAGGTAAGGGAGTTCGACAATATGCTTTGCCTTTCACTGGACGGAGTTCCGGTGCTCCCTATGAGCGAGTTCAACAAGCAGACGCTTGCGGACGCACGTCTGACATTCTTTAACTATTTAATCAGACGGTAAGAGCGTATGGAACCAAGAATTATCAAACAATGCGAAGAGGCAATGTACGATGCCATTTGGCTGGAGTTAGACCGTGATCCACAGCGACCAGCGGTTGCAAGGGTAGATATTAAAACCAAGGCAGGCAATATCTGCGTATGGTGCGACAGAACCGGAAACATAGCGGTCGTGACGCACAAGAATAGCAACAACGACAGCGAGCGGCTAGAGGAAGCTATCGAGGGCTGCGTCAACTATCAGGACGTGATGGACGACTGGCTGGAGGAGAACAGCCAATACGCAGACCAAGACCCGATGGACGCCTTCGAGGAAAGCAGGCTCGACAGCCTTATGGCTCAACTGGTTTGATTACGATGTTAAACAATTATTATATGGCTCCCTGCAGCGGCAGGGCAAAGGGCGCACGCAAAACTCATTTTTCAAGGTTATCTAAAATTAGTTGTTTTTACCATGCAATATGCGGAAACGACAGCGTGCGCCCTGCAACGGAAGGGCATCCACCAGCAGCAGGCAAGGGTGGAATAGCAATCAACTGGGGTTCGAATCCCCAGCCTTCCACTAGAGTTAATTAAAAGATTATGTTGAACAATAAAAAGAACGAATTATGGAAAATGAAATTATTCAAGTAAGCGGTGGAGAAATGCTGGAAGCTATCAACCGCTCGGAGATTGACGGACAGATTGCCACAGCGCACAAGTTCCCTCGAGACATCATGCAGTGCAAGCAGAATATGGTAGCATTGGCAGCGATGGACGATGATGTAGCATACAACTGCTTCTACCACCTAGAGCGCAAGGGCAAGGATGGTCAGGTGTCGGTTATTGAGGGTCCTAGCGTGAGATTTACAGAAATTATTTCTGCATGTTGGAAGAACCTGCGCATCGCGGGTCGCATCATCGCAAACGATGGAAAGACCATCACGGCACAAGGCGTCTGCCACGACCTCGAGAGCAACGTGGCTTACTCTGTAGAAGTGAAGCGCAGCATTCTGACATCGAAGGGCTACACCTTCTCGCAGGATATGCAGGTTGTAGTTGGCAATGCAGCTGTGGCAATCGCCCAGCGTAACGCAATCTGCAAGGTCGTGCCGCAGGTATTGATTGCAAGCGTGGTGAAGGAAGTGCAGGCAAAGGCACTTGAGCACATCAAGCAGACTGGCGTACAGAGCCAGTGGAAGAGCTGCGTAGCCTGCTTCCAAGTGTACCAGGTAACAGACCTTATGCTGCTGGAATACCTGGGCAAGAAATCAGCCGAGGAAGTAACGGCAGAGGATATTCAGAAGCTGGCCGGTGTGTACAACGCCATCAAGGAAGGTACGACCACAGTAGAGGATAGCTTCTTTAAGAAGCCAAAGCAGCAGGAAGCAATCGCACAGCAGGCGCAGGCAGCAGCAGAGAGTGCACAGAAGAAGGCAGAGAAGGCAATGAGCCGCAGCCAAGGAAAGACTGGCACAGCAGCGAAGAAGTAGTTTAGTTTATAAAGTTATAACGTTTGCCCGAACCGCCACGGCACAACCTATGGGGTGGGCTCCCATCATAACCTACCAAGGGAAGCCGTGGCAACTATTAAACATTCAGTAAAATTATGGCAGAAAAAGAAAACAATCAGAAACACAAGAGCACCATCGACAAGTACTTTGCTAGAACCGCCAAGGCATACATAGCATGGGCTGATGAAAACGAGGAAGAAAGAAATTTTCTACAGATTGCATCAGAAGATAATGGGTATGTAAGCGAAGAAGGTGGCAAAGGCTTCGATTTCCATATTGCTTATTCCGGAAAAGCCGATATTCTCGCAAGTGGACTTGTGAATTCAATGAAGAGGGATGAACTCGTTCGTCAGCTTATCATTGGAGCAGCGAAAATGTATTATACCGCAAACATAAAAATAAAAGACAATGAAGCAGATAATTAAATATAAAAGCAGAGAGGAGTGGTTGCAGAACCGCTCTAAGGGAATAGGTGCATCAGAGGCAGGCACAGTACTGGGACTGAACCCATGGGAGACCCCATACCAGTTATGGAGACGCAAGAAGGGCATCGACCCACCAAAGGTTGAAAACTTTGCGATGGTTGCAGGACACCTGCTGGAGGATGCCGTGGCGCAGTTCTTCAAGCGAGAGAGCCACTGCCACATCATCAAGGCGAGCACGGACGACTACACCATCACGAACACCGATACTCCGTATCTGAGAGTAAGTCCAGACCGAACCTTCTGGAGAACCGGGGCAACACACAACGAAGCAAGCAAGAGCATCCTCGAGTGCAAGACAACGCAGATGCAGATAGATGCAGACGACCTTCCGAAACATTGGTTCTGCCAGCTTCAGATGAACCTCGGAGTGGGAGAATACAAGGATGGAGCACTTGCCTGGCTGACAGCAGGCAGGGAGTTCGGCTACCGTGACATCGATTTCGACCCCGAGTTCTTCGGATGGATGAGGGACGAGATAACCAAGTTCTGGCTTGACTACATCGTGGGCGACCAAGAGCCGCCAGCCTACAGCGCACAAGACGTTCTTTTGAAGTCGCCAATGCACAAGGCAGGAAAGGAGATTGAAGCCACAGCCGAAATCGGGGACATGCTCATCGAGTTGAAGGAAATCAAGGAGAAGAGCAAGACACTCGAGAACCGACAGAAGGAAATCGAGGACAACTTGAAGCTGTTCTTTGGTGACGCTGAAAGCATCGTGGACGGAAACGGCAAGACGCTGGCAACGTGGAAAGCACCGAAGGCAAGCGAGAAGTTCGATGCCAAGGCTTTTCAGACAGACCATCCCGAGGAATGCGCTGCCTACATTAAGCAAGTGCAGGGAGCACGAAGATTGCTCATTAAGTAAAGGCAGGGCTTATGGCTGTTCCTATATCAAAAACCGACCTAAGGAATATAATTTCCCAACTGGAGAATTATATTTCCCTAGGTGGGAAAGTGACAGCACCGACCGACACAAGCCAGCGGAACAAAATCCGTATGGCTACAGTCTTAAAACGGAAGCTGGAAAAGAAATTATCATTATCAGAATAAAATTATGAACGATTCATTCATCTTATACACTTCTTACTACGCCATCATCGAGGGGCTTACGGATGAGCAACTCGGACAGCTGACTAGGGCACTTTTCATCTACGCAAGGGATGGAAAGACAATCAAGCTAGAGCCAGTTGTAAGGATGGCTTTTTCATTTATCAAAGACAACATCGATCGCAATGCGGACAAGTATCAGAAGAAATGCGAACGCAACCGTGAGAATATCAGAAAGCGGTGGGAGAAAAAGCATGCGGAAGATACGACCGAACGAAGTGATACGACCGAACGAAGTGATACGACCGAATACGAACGTATACAATCGAATACGAACGTATACGAAGAAAAAAGTCGTATACCTTATGATAATGATAATGAATATGATAATGATAATGAATATGATAATGATAATGAATATGATGTTTCTAAAGAAACAGATAATATATTAGAACCTTCTAAAGAAGCTTCTATGCAAAGTTTTTCCGAGAAAAACGTTTGCGCTGCAGAAGAACCGCAAAAAAGTTCTGAGAAGAAGAAATCCAAGAAAGGCGAAATCGACTACGCAGCCATCAAGGACTACTGGAACGAGCAGCACGACAAGACCAACAGCGCAATGCGAAGGCTGACGCTGATGACGGAAAACCGCAAGGAGGCAATCAGAGGAAGGCTCAAGGACTGCAAGGGAGATATTTCCAAGATTTACCTGGCAATCGACAAGGCTATGGCTAGCGACTATCTGAACGCAGGGCATTCCTGGGCATCGTACGACTGGGTAATGACAAGGAAGTATTTCCCGAAGGTGCTGGAGGGCAACTACGACAACACCAAGCCAGCCACAAGCCAGCAGCCGCAATCGACAGCAGCCAGGGCGCAGGATCCTGCGGCAACAGCAAGACCGAGCATCGGGGAGCTCTACGAGCAAGCCAAGCATCAGCAGCCAGCGAGCCAGCAGAGCCAAGACAGCAAGTTCCGGTGGGTAATCCAGCAGAACCTTGCAGACTTGAAGAAGAACCCGAACAACAAGCCAGCCAAGGATTCGCTGACAAGATACTACGAGAAGGGAGTTCTGCAGCGGCTGGGCATCGACTGGAAGCCCGAAAAATAACGGATGAGGGCAAAATCAGCCGCTCTGAGCCGTTTTCACGCTTCGGGCGGTAAATTATAAGGCAAACATATTTTAAACACTTAAAACAAAAGAATTATGGCAAAAGAAGTATGTATTGTAAACAACGAATGCTTTAATACAGATTACCCAGTAGGGGCGACAATTAGCATTGAAGGTGTAAATTGCAAGGTGGTTGAGGATATAGGTCTATCTGAATATAACTGCTACGAGTGCATCTTGAACGGTAAGAGAGAAGGCATTATGTGCAGGAATCTTGCTTGTCTGAATAGTGAAAGAGAAGACCGCAAGGACGTACACTTCGTAAAGATTTAAAGCCATGAATGAATTATTTTTTCACGAATGCAGAGCCGCGGGGCTCGTATTCAAGACATCGAACGATTGGTGCAAATGGCTGACCGAAAACAGCTACGACATCAAGAAGCCGGTCGCAGAGCATGAAGGCTTCAAATACAACATCAAGGATGTTTGCATCAATCCGCACGTAATCGAGTATGCCGTAGAGGGTTCAGACAACTGGGGATGGAAGGTAATGACCGCCAATACACAGTTCGGCTGGATATGGGGCTACAGCATTCAGAAGGGAAAGCACGGATACGATAGTCCGGCAGGCTACCCGAGTAGATATGACACTATCAGCATCTTCTACGGTAATGAGAAAGAAGCGGTTCAAGATGCTCTGACCTGCATCATCAGAGACCTTGAGAAGAATGCTGGAAACAAGAACACCAACCTCCTTCTCTGGGCGGCTAAGAAGAAGCGAGCAGACATCATTCATCCACAGCAGGAACTTTTTAAATAAAAAAAATATGAAAAAGATAGAAATCATCACAGACGAACACCGACATCACGTATACGTTGGCAACACCGATTTCTGGCTCAATACTCAGGAACTGTTGGAACTTTATTTTAAACTCGGACGAGTGAAGTTATAAACAATAAAAACATTCAGATTATGAAAGTGAGAATAGCAAACAATAAAAACATTCAGACAATGGAACAGAAAGATATTGATATTTACGAGATACTCAAAGATGAAGAGTATGGTACAGAGTTATACACGCCAAAATGCGGAAGGGTGTGGCACAGTGGAATGGCAAACGACAAGGACAGTGCGAAAGCAATCTGGACTGAGGACGAAGCTGGAAGAGAACACTTCTTCGACAAGAACGGAAAAATCTATAAAGAAGGAGAAATTCTGCTCTTCCCTTCGAAAGAAATGAGAGACTGGAGCAAGTTCTTTAAGAAGGGAGACGTGCTCGTCAGTAAAGACAGAGAAGTACATATTATCTTTGAAAAGTTTGAGGATGATGCCTTCACAAAATTCAGAGGCAAGCATTATCTTTGGAAAGAATGTTATAATGAAGAAGTATTCCAAATGGAAACTTCTGTATTTGAGAAAGCCAGCGATGATGATGCTCAAACCTACATCAACACTATCGAGAAATTTTTGGTTGGCAAGTTGAACCGTGAAACTCTGGAGATAGAGAAACCTCAGCCAGAGTTCAAGGATGGGGATATAGTGGTAGCGGAAGAAGATAATTATTACGATAAGGTAATTTTTATTGCTGCTATAAAAGACGATATTGTCAGCAAAGCCCTTATAAATGTAAGATATGAAGATTATGAAGTACATTATAATGAGTATAGATTTGGTCGCAATAGAAGTCTTCGTCTAGCAACTGAAGAAGAGAAGCAGCAACTCTTCTCTGCCCTCGCAAAGGAAGGCAAGGCTTGGGATGCTGACAAGAAAATGATTGTGAACTTGAAGCCAGCGTTTGAAATCGGCAAACTCTACGTTTTCAACGAGGATGATGAGGACGGAGAGTTGACTATCATCGGCAAGCTCATCGGCAAGAACGAAAGCGAAGATACGCTGACATTCGGCAACCAGTACGAAATCGAGAACGAGAAGTTCGTGACCGACCAAACCTTCGACCTGCGTATCAGCGTTAACAAGGAACTTCGAGAAGCGACAGAGAACGAAGTCGAACTGTTCAACAAGCATTATGCCATCTGGAAGAAAGAGAAGGAAGCGAAGGAGCAGCCAGCCTTCAAGACCTTCGACAAGGTGCTGGTAAGGCTTGGAAAAGAGTTCAAGTGGCTTCCTGCGTTCTTCATCCGAGACCGTGGAGAGAGTTTAACGAATAGATACAACGTGTTACCTTTGCACACCGGAAAGCCAGCGGATTTCTTTAGCTGCATCCCATTTGAGGGGCACGAGAATATCGCCTTCACTTCCTATGACGTTGAGGATTTACCATTCTAGGACGTATGGCGAGTGAATTATGCAAGGCTTGCGATTCCGGGCGAAACTGCATAAATGGCATCTATTGCCCGGAGCGCAAGCAATATGTAGAACATCAGGTAATACTTGAATGCAATGAGCGATTTCGCAACAAGGGAGAAGAACAGAACGTACTACCAGGAGCACCGGGAACAGATCCTCAGAGCCACGAAGGAGTGGCGAAAGAGAAACCGGGAAAAGTACCGGGCGTATCAGAAAGAGTACTGGAGTAAGCACTACCGGAACTACGGTACGAAGAACCGGGTAGCCGACAGAGCGATGCGTGAGAGGAAGAAGACGGACGTAGAGAAGGCTCTTTCCATGTTCAAGAATCCGCAGCAGGCAGCGCATCTGGCATGGCTGCTAGAAAACAAAAAGAATAATCGGTCGTGAGTTCAATAATAGAGTTATTAATCAGCGAGGACAGAAGGGGATGGCTCTCCTATCAGAACAAATAACTTATAACATCTTGAAATTAAGATATGAGAGCCGGAAACGCATCTCCCGAAGTCTGACAACAAACAAAGAAAGCTAGGTGGTACATGAAGAAGTAAGAAAAAGAAATCGTTAGGAATTATGCTTTTATTCATTCGGCTGGCGGTGGAAGAAGGAAGAACCCTGTAACATATTCATTTTGTTATTCATTTATTTTGCAAGCGCAGGCACAACTTCCGGAATCCCTGCCAGCTTTCTCTATCTCAACCAAAAAGAAGGGAAAGAAAGGGGTAGGGGAAAGATAGGGATAATAACGCATGTGTGCACGTATATGCGCACGTAAAGGGTGTTGGATAGTAAACTACACCAGCAAAACAAAATAAACGCTTATGCGTGAAATTTAAACAAAATAATTACTTTAAAGAAAAAATGGAAAAAGGAACAGTTATAATTGGAATCGACCCCGACAATCAGGAAAGCGGAGTTGGAGCAGTCTTTGACGACAAGAAGTTTCTCGCCTATAAAATGAACTTCCCAGCTTTGATAGATTACCTTAGAGCAATGAACGAGAGTTGCAAAAAGGTTAAGGTCGTTATTGAAGGCGGCTGGCTCAACAAAAGCAACTGGCATGTGCTTAATCGGTTCATGACAGCAGTCAAGGCAGCAGCAATCGGACGCTCTACCGGAATGAACCATCAGACCGGAATCTTGATTGTCGAGTGCTGCAAACACTACAATATCCCCTGCGAAATCATCAAGCCACTGAAGAAGTGCTGGAAGGGTAAAGACGGAAAAATCACGCAAGACGAAATTGCTTATTTTGTAAGCGCAGGAGAGAAAATGCCGAGAATGAACCAAGACCAGAGAGACGCACTTCTCCTCGCATGGGTCTGCGCAGGATTCCCGGTCAGAGTGAAGCCGAAGAAAGCGCAGACAACCCTGCAGAAGACCATTAGAGCCTTTGATGGATAAGATAAAAGCGAAGTGTTGGAAAAAGTTAAAAGTATGCAAAGAACAAACAACTAAAGCAAAAAAGTAGTATCTTTGCCGAAGTGTTTATCAGATAAGCACGAATTTTGAACTTAAAACAAGAAGAAAATGAAAACAGAAGAAATCGCACTATCAAGGGTCAGCGAGAATGAGGCGAACCCTAGAGAGATAAGTCAAGCGAACTTTCAGAAGCTTGTGCAGAGCATCATCGTGTTCCCACGAATGTTGACCCTGCGCCCGATTGTTATTGATGAGACCTTCCATGCATTGGGTGGCAACATGAGACTGAAAGCCTTGCAGCACATTGTCACGATGGACGAAGCAGGCATTCAAGTGAAGCTGGATGCAGAGAACCTTTTGAGGGCGAGACTGGAGAAGGCGATGAACCTGGGAACAAGAGAGAAGTACTACACGATGAGCGCAGCCGACTACATGAAGTGGTGCTGGAACAATCCGCAGGCAGCGCACTCGCCATACAAGATGTTCGAAGGGGCAATGGTACCAGCTGACGAACGAGACAGCGAGGGAAACATCGTATACAAGTACAACGGAGCGAAATTTTAAATCAAGAATCGTATGCCACAAGGTAATAATAACAAGCATCGAGCGCAGAAAATCGACATCGAGAACCGCCTGCAGATTATCGCACCCCTATACCGCAAGGGATGGACGGAGCGAGAAATCACGGCAGAGGTGAGGAAACGGCTCGACAGACCGAAATACAATCAAGCGCACTGCGACATTCAGCGGTTATTGAAGGAGTGGAGGGAAGAGAGACTGACCGACACGGACGAAAAGATAACAAGCGAGGTGGCAAGGTTGAAACTGGTGATACGTGAAGCCTGGGACGCATGGGAGAAATCCAAAGCGGACTATAACAGCAAGACACAGACACAAGTCGGACTGCCTAACAAGGATCCAGACACTGGGTTGGTAACGATGGATACCGTCAAGGCGATAATGTTCGATGCTGAGAAGCGAGGTCTCGGAGACCCACGCTACCTAGACATCATCCTAAAGGCAGAGACGCAGATTTGCAAGCTGCTCGGACTGGATAAGGTCGTGCTCGACCTGAACGCAGGATTCCAAGGCGGCATCGAGGTACGATACATCAACTCGGGACACCAGTGCGCATCCAGCGAGCAGGAAGTAATCGAGCGTGAGGGATTGGATAAAGAATAATTTTACCATAATTTTGTTTTAAGTTTTATTGTTTGTAAGAATGGCACTATTTGACGTTATTGGTGAACTGTATGACCCGAATGCGGACGTGAAGCCAAGGTTTCTAGTAAACCAAGGAGGCACGTCCTCGGGGAAGACATACACCATCATGCAGCGTCTTATAGTGCTTTCTTTTGAACACCCCATGGCAATTATCACGGTTTGCGGTCAAGACCTCCCGAACTTGAAAGTTGGAGCCATGCGAGACCTCGACACCATCCTGCACTCAAGGGCAGAGTTGCTGGACTGGTTCAAGAACAACAAGAGCGACAGCAGCTACAGAGGTAAGAATGGCTCAATCATCGAGTTCAAGAGTTACCAAGATGCGCAGGATGCTAAGAACGGAAAGCGAGACTATCTGTTCGTGAACGAGGCGAACGGTGTGCCATACGAAGTATTTTGGCAGCTGGCCATCCGAACACGTAAGCAGGTATTCATCGACTACAACCCAAGTGCAAGGTTCTGGGTGCACAACAACATCATCGGCAGGGATGATTGCAGATTAATCCTGAGCGACCACCGAAACAACCGATTCCTGACTGAGCAGGAACACAAGAAAATTGAAGAGATTGACGACCCCGAACTGTGGCGAGTTTACGCAAGAGGACTGACCGGAAAGATAACCGGGCTTATCTTCACCAACTGGGGCATCGTTGACAAGCTGCCACCAAGGGAGGAGTGGAAGATGGAATGCAGAGGCTTGGACTTCGGATTCACCAACGACCCGACAGCAGTGGAGCACCTTATATTGGCGCACGGAGAGTTGTGGGTGGACGAAGAAATCTACCAGCCGGGGCTGACGAACGACGACATCGCAGACCGATGCAAGGAAAACGGACTGACAAAACGAGACCTTATCATTGCGGATTCGGCAGAGCCTAAGAGCATTCAGGAGATACACAACCGGGGGCTGTGGATAATAGGCAGCACCAAGGGAGCGGACAGTATCAACAACGGAATCGACATTCTCAAGCGTTTCCGCATCAACATAACCAGACGCAGCCACGGCATCATCGGGAACATGCAGCAATACAAGTGGAAGAAGTCAAGGGATGGAGAGACAACGAACCAGCCTATAGACGCATTTAACCACGGCATAGACGCAATACGATACGTAGCCTTGAAGAAGTTATCCGTAGCAAGCCACGGAACGGCTAGGGCGCACGTATTAAGGCAAAGATAACGACAAAAAATATAAAGCGTATGGATAAGAACACGACATTCAAGTATTGGCTGGCAGTTGCTAGGCACACCAGCTACAAAATCGGCAAGCAGCCACGACCAGCGTTTGTCGGAGGCAAACAAGTGCCCGACAATCTCAACCAGCTATCCATCGGGCAGCTGATAGACCTTTCCCAGCTATCAGACAGCGAGGAAAGTCTGTATCAGATAGTGACAACCGTCCTCGGTCTGAGCCACAAGGAAGTGGAGCAGGCTAGGGCGGTTGATGTCGTTATGCTCATCGGCTGGGTAACATCAGAGGTGGAGCGCATCAACAAGCTTTTCGAGAGCACAGACACAGCGAAGCCAACACGACTGGAGAAGGAGGCAGGCATCGATACCCTGCGGTTCGGACTGTTCGGCATGCTCGACTGGTACGCGGTAAGGATGGGCATCAGCGACCACGACCAAGTTCTGAAAACGCCATGGCTTCGCATCTACAAGTGCATGGAAATGGACAACAAGAGAAGCGTGTACGAGCGGAACCTGCAGAAGTTGCAGGCAGAGGAAATGAAACGTAAATCTAGATAATTATGGCAACAATCAGAGAAACATTGAAGCAGCTGGCAGCAGACACGCTACCAGACTATACCTACCTATTCGAGGACTGGGACACAGCGGACACCAAGCTGGAGAAACTAAGCTACCCAGCTATCGTGTGCATCATCCCAGCCAGCGGCACGACAGAGATACGCAACGGCAGGGTATACGACACCGTGAACGTTGCCCTGGCTTATCTCGACACCGTACCGAGGGCAGCGGAAGGAGAAGACAACGGAGAGTGTATCGACCGAATGAAGGTGGCAGGGGCAAGGATGATACGAGCCATCAACCAGTCGCACCAGTTCGAACCATTGGAAGGGCAGCAGTACTACGAGACCATCATCGAGCGTCTGAGCACGATCGTGTCTGGCGTAATGTACTCCCTGCAACTGACACAGAGAATAGGAGGGTGTGAGGTATGAGCAAGGGAGGCATTCAATTCGACCCAAAGGCGGCATCGCTCATCATGCGTGAGGAAGTGGAGAGAGCACGGCAGCTTATCATCAACCACATACGTATCAACGGACAGAACGCATCAGGGCGAACGATAGCGAGCCTAAAGGTGGAGCAGCCCAGCGAGGACGAAACCATCCTCTGGGGACACAAGCCATTCGGGGTTCTCGAGACCGGACGAAGGGCAGGAAAGATACCATACGGCTTTGCTGGCATCATCCGGCAATGGATGAAAGACAAGGGACTGCACGGCAGACCTATCCCCTACAAAACCAAGCGGCAGCACAAGTATACACCACAAGAGCGTGGCGACATGAGCATGGCAGGAGCCATCGCCCACACCATCGCCAACAAGGGTTCTAAACTGCACCGGACGGGCGGCAGGGCTGACGTATACAGCAACGTTGTGCCCGACACGATGAAGCGGCTCGGACAGCGACTTATATTCTTAATCCACCAGTCGGTGGGAAGTATCAAACTAAACAATGAGACGGTATGAGACAGACAACAACAAGCAATATCACGATTCAATACCCGGACGCTGTAGGATTCGCATTCTTGCCTTGCATCATCAAGGCGAGCGGCTCGGGTGTTGCGAGCATCGAGGCAACCATCAGCAGGGAGAACAAGACGTACACGTACAGCGTGGAAGCGTTTGCAGATAATTGCATCATGGACTACCGGGAATATGTGCAGGCACTCTTCGATGGCATCAGCTTCGGGAACATCGACTACAGCAGGGAGAGCCAGAAGAGCAACCTCGGGGCGGTGTTCGATGTTTCCGTGAAGGTCAAGAACAGCGAGGGGAGCGACCTTGCGACATTCAGCTACACGACCTTCTACGTGTGGGGAGCGATGAGGGCAGGAGAGACGTGGAACGCAAACAAGAAGCTAACATGGTTCACGAACTTTCCATTCTCCTTCGGGCTATACATCAACGAGGAAACCAGCCTTCTTGTGTATGCGGACGGAAGGGTGACGAATAAGCACCTAGACATCGCAGAGCAGGGTATTTTCGAGATTACCAGCAAGGTTCTTAAGGCAGGAGCGAAATCCTACTCTATCAAGGACTATGACGGAAAGATACAGCAGGCGACTTTCGACACGACCTTCGATTTCACGTTCTATCTAAAGACTAGCAGCAAGTATACTGAACTGGCAGCCATCAAGACCGACAGCACGGAAAAGGGTATCTACCTGCGTTGGGTTGATCGTCACGGCTTTTATCGCTACTGGCTATTCACGCAAGGCGATGAGAGCAGGGCGATAAGCAGCGACACCAGCTTTGTACGCAACAACCTCGGAGAGTATGACGATACGATATTCGGCTACCTCGGAGCGAACGGCAGAAGGCAGGGATACGGCAGGGAGGACACCATACCACTTTGCGCACCATTGGTAGACCGAGATACTTTCGATTTCCTGCAAGACCTAGCCAGCAGCCCGGTCGTGGATATGTACCTCGGTGGCGACAAGTGGCAGAGTGTGACAATCAAGGCAGGAACCTACACCAAGACAACAGCAGAGTTGCAGGATTTCGTCTGCAACCTAGTTATTAACAATACACAGATTCAGCAGCTATGACAGACCAGCAACTATACATAGACGGTGTTCTTATGGATATGAGCGAGGATTCGGCAATCACGCTCGACATAAAGAGCAACCTTTTCCGTGACATCACGAAAATGACCGCCAACACAACATACACCATCAACCTGCCCAAGACAGCGCATAATATGGCGGTGCTGGAGTTTGCCGGAAAACCGAGCACCAGCAGCAAATACCCCTATATTTTCCACACAGCACGTTATTTCCGTAACGGCTTGGAGATTATCCACAGCGGAAGGGCAAGCGTTCTGAGCGTTAAGGAAACAATCGAAATTTCGATTTATTGGGGATTGTTCCAAGCATTGGCAACGCTGCAATCGTCCGACCTAAAGCTGAACGAACTGAATTGCACGAAGTATCTGCGGTTCACCAAAAACAACAGCTACGACACCTACGAGAAGGCAATAGCGGATGGAGTATTCTATGGAAGATACGAAACGGCAGTGGCTAAGACTTCAAGCGATGAATGGTATGGATACGACCGCAGCGTGGGAAGGAACAGTGACACGACATACTCACTCGTTGAAGGTAAGATAAGAACTGGAACAGAAGTCGGAAAGTATGTATCGGGCGAGGTTTTGACCGATGAGACATACCAGTGTGCAATCATACCTTTCGAGGCTGGAATGAGAGCCACCATCAGAAATGTTTTAGGCAAGGGACAATTCCGGACATGGGCAATACTCGACACCAACAAGAACGTTATTAGCCTTGCCGATGATTCCGGGAAGACAGAAAAAGAGACTTATCCGGTACTACCAGCTCCAGATCCTATTCTCGGAATGTTTGTTGATGCCGGGGCATGTATCGCCAATCTCGAAACGAGCGTTGCCATGGAGACAATATCCATCAGGGTTCGGGCAGAGAAGGCTGGCTCTGTCGAATACGGAGCACTCGATACGAAGACCGGAGAGACAACACCATGGGGAACGTATGAGATAAATGCAGCCGGAGAAACAGAGTTCAACGTGGTAAAGAGTAAGCCTTCCGGTCTCCTCGTATACATCAAGCCTTCTGTAGATAAGATGGTAAGTATGGCGATAAGCACGGCTGTGGCGGCTTATTATCTCTCGGACGGTAAGTTATCCCAAGTGCAGGCAGGTGGAGCGTACAGCGTTAAATATACCAGCGAGAGCATGCCTATCGATGTAGACCTGCAAGCACCAGCAACAGCGGAATGGCTTATCATCAACGCAATCAAAGCATACAGCACTGGCACGACAATTCTTGTTAAGAGTAAAAGCGAGACGGAGAGCAATTCGAGAGAGAGCAGTGGTACGTTTGACAGAAGCGGCTCTTTTGGTGGAGGTGGCTCTTTTGGTAGTTCCTGGAGCAATGGAACAATCCAGCCAAGCGTCACGGCAAAGTATATCCTAGACCTAATTACGGCACAGACTGGTGTGGCATTCGGCTGGAGCAATCAAGCGAAAGAAATCATAAAGGGACTTGCTGTACCACTGATTACAAGGAAGGCAGATGCGCAGACGGTTGTAGGCAGCTTGGAGGGCACTTTTTTCCAAACAGATAGTCTCGGTATTCTCGACTTCCAACCAACGAGCCTATCGGAGGTATTCGATGGGCTGGAGATTGGGCACAGATACAGTCAGCTGAATGTTAAGATTGCCTGCAAGATGATTTTTGATGTCCAGATGAACTGGTCGTGGGACGCATCGAAGGTTACACCTAGTGGGCACAAATCATGGAGTTTTGGCGAGGGAAGTACTGAGTGGCAGGCATTCTACTCCTATCCACCGAATTACATCGAAATGAAGGTTAAGCACAAGAACGATGACGGAACTTGGACGGAAACTCCATATATTGCAGGATTGCAGCAGAGTGAATCATCTAGCGGATATGTGACTGATTATGAATCGAACAAGGTAAACGGAAGATTCATACATCTTGTAGCAGGACGAGGGGAGATAGATTTGGAAGAGGGCGACATCGTAACCTTCGAAATGAAGCACCCGAAAAACCAGGCATTAATTGGATTGAAGTGTTACAACGGACGGTTGACTGCCAGCATCAAGCAGAGCGATGAAGTACCATACGGTGGTAATTTCCCTATCGGTAAGAACCTGCCCGACATCAAGGTAACTGACTTCTTGAAGTGTATCTGCATTCTGACATCAACGTTTCCAAGCCAGCGGTTTATTGGTGGAACACTTACGTTTGCCGACATCGTGAACCTTTGGGAAGCCAAGGCGCAAGCGGTGGACTGGACGAAGAAGCTCATCCCGAGCGAAGCCAGCAACCATCCAAGGCAGACCGATTTCAGTGTAGAGGACTACTGCCAGCACAATATCTACAAGTGGAAGGAAGACGACACCGTATATCAGCAGCACGATGCGGATATGACTATAGACAACAAGACGCTGGAGTATACGCAAGACGTCTGTACGCTACCTTTTGCAGCCACGGACGGAAACCGCATACCGATATACGAATGGGAAAGCAAGCAATCCACGTTTAACAACACAACGATCACCATCCAAGTCGCAACGAAATACAAGGCATGTAAAGACCGAATAGTGAACCTGACGAAGAACGATGCCGGCTATGCGGAATTGGCTTTCAACATCGACCTTCAGGACATCTTCGACAACAAGCTGGAGAAGTTGAGAAAGACGGTGGCGAACCCACACCATATTGTGGAGCGGTTCAACCTTTCCGATTTGGAGATACTGAACTTTGACGAGACGAAGCCAGTATACCTTGCCCAGTACGGAGCGTATTTTGCGGTTCTCGAAATCAAGACAACAAACAGCGGATATTGCGAGGTTACAATGATAGAGTTGAACAACTAAAAAGAAAGAACTATGGTAAGTGAAGACAGACAGCAGATTCTTGACATCAAGGTCAAGTACGAGGATGCAATCTATGGCATCATCAGATACAAGGAAAAGATAGACCAGCTAAAGGCAAGCATCAAGGACTTGCAGCAGCAGGAAAAAGACAAGACCATCACGACCAACGAGATGAAGGTGCAGACGGAAGCCATCAACGCAACCATCAAGGAGTATCAGTACAACGTGCGCACCTTGCGGAAGGAGATCCAGAACAACGTGCGCACAGAGAACGAGCAGGAAGGCAGCTTGAAGCAGCTGCGTGCCCAGCTTTCCAATGCCACCAAGGCTTATGATGAGATGAGCCGTGCCGAGCGTGATAGTTCCAAGGGTCAGGAGATGCAGGAGCATATTCAAGACTTGATAGAGGAGCTGAAAGAGGCTGAGGAGGCTACTGGAAGATTCCAGCGCAGTGTCGGCAGCTATTACGATTCCATGATGAAGGCGGCTGACGACCTACAGAATACCGAGTTTTTCGGTTTTGATGTTGTTGATGATACTGGAATCGGAAAGGTTATGGAAATGGGAAAGTCTGTGGAAGACCTAAGGGTAAAGTTTGGTGCGTTGAAAAATACGGCTCTTTCCTTATTGACCAACCCTTATTTCCTAGCCATGGCAGGTGTGGCTGGTGTCGGAATGGCTTTCAAATGGTTCTATGACTACAACAAGGGCATAGAGGAAGCCACACGCAAGACCATGCAGTTCACTGGGCTTTTCGGTGACGAAATGAAATCAGTGAGAAATCAAGCCTTGGCAATCAGCGAGACGTTTTCCGTTGATTTTGGCGAAACCTTGCAATCCGCAAATGTAATGAGCAAGCAGTTTGGCATCAGTGTATCAGAATCGCTAAAGCTCTTGCAAGATGGCTTTGTGGCTGGTGCGAATGCTAGTGATGAGTTCCTAGAGAACGTGAAGGAATACCCAACGTACCTAAAGGAAGCTGGATTGAATGCTGAGCAATTCGTGGCTATATCAACCAACGCCACCAAGCAGGGAATATTCTCTGATAAGGGTCTTGACACCATCAAGGAGGGTAATCTTAGACTTCGAGAGATGACCACCGCAACAGCAGCCGCATTGGATGGCATAGGTATATCAAGCGAGAAAGTTCAGAAAGAACTGCAAAACGGTAGCAAGACCACATTTGACATCATGCAGGAGGTCGGAAACAAGCTGAAGGAGTACCCTGCTTCATCAGCCAAGGTAGGAAAAGCCATCGCAGATATATTTGGAGGTCCTGGCGAGGATGCAGGTCTAAAGTACATCGAGACCCTCGGAGACATTGAGATGAACATGGATAAGGTCAAGGAACAATCCAGTGATGTTGCCAAGGCTCAGGAAAAGCAGGTGGAAGCCAACAAGCGTTTGAAGGATACCGCAAGTGCACTCTTTGACGTTACTGGTGGCGGCTTCGAAATGATGAAGGCTCAGGCGGCAACATTCGTGAGCAACCATCTAACGAAACTATTGAGGGCAATCATCAACCTTTATAACCAAAGCGTGGCATTTAGGGGATTGATTCAGTTGATAGGCTTTGCGTTTAAGTCTGTCGGGCAGGTTGCCTTGGTTGCCTTCAACATCATCATAGATGCCATTAAGCTTGTTGCAAGACCAGCGAGGGGACTGTTGCAGATGTTTGAGGGCTTTTTCTCCTTTGACGTGAAGAAGATGCGAGATGGTTTTAACTCCGTCTTTTCGGGTCTTGGCAATACCGTGAAGGAGGCTTGGGGAGACTTGAAGAAATTCGGCAGCGGAATGGCTGATGCTATCGTGGGTGGCATGAAGAATACTTTTAATCATGCTAACATCAAGATACCAGTCAGCGCAGATGCACCATCCATGGCGACCGCCACAACCGACAATACAAAGCTCAAGGACGGCACTAATATCGCCAGCACTACCCCTAAGACCAAGAAGGAGAAGGCAGCAGCCGACAAGGCGGCAAAGGCAGAAGCAGAGCGCAGGAAGAAGCAGGAAAAGGAATTGCAGGAAGCGATTGCGCTTATCCAGTATAAGTACAACGAGCAAGTCATGGACGCAAAGAAGCGATACCTCGCAGGCATGTACGACAACGAGCGAGACTACAGCAACGACCTCGAACAGCTGGAGAAGACCATGGTGGCAAGGAGCATTGACGCATACGTGGCGGCAGGGCAAATCGGAGCGGAAAAGGCGCAGGAAATGCAGGCAAAACTTCTCGACATCATGATAAAGGCGAAAGCGGACTTGAAGAACCAAGCAAAAGAGATTGTGGACGAACTCAACAAGGAGTTCGAGGAAGCAGAGAAGAAGCGAAGGGATGCGGACATCATGAACGGTGGCACTGGAGAGGAAGACGATGCAGCCAAGCTGGAGAGATACAAGACTTTCCTTCAGAGCAAACTGGACGCATACAAGGACTATGCAGCCGTGCAGGAACAGCTCCAGAAAGACCTGAGCGATACTAACGTGGAAATACAAAAGAATGAGAATGATAAAAAGAAGCAGTTGACAGAAGAACAACTTCAAAACATGAAAAGCTATATTTTGGCAGTTGGAGATGCTTTTGTCGATTTCTTTAATAGTGAAGATAAATCTTTTCATTCTTTTCTGAAATCTTTACTTAGCTCTTTGCTGGATGCCGTAGAGATAGCCATGGAGGCACAATACATTGAAATCCTAGGAAGAGGCTTAGCTAAACTCGGATGGGCAGGCGTGGCAGACGCAGCAGCGAAACTCGCATTGCTTAAAGCAGCATTCGCAGGAGCGAAAGCACTCGTCAAGGGATTCTCCACTGGTGGCTACGTCCAAGGCTCGGGCACTGGAACCAGCGACAGCATCCCGGCAAGGCTTAGTAATGGCGAGAGCGTAATGACCGCCAAGGCGACTTCGATGTTCAGCCCGATATTATCCGCATTCAACCAGCTAGGCGGTGGTGTTCCTATCGTAGTTAACAACGGAGGCAGCAACATCGGTATGGATATGCTGGCGGCAGCTGTAGCAAGAGGGTATCAGATGGCTCCACAGCCAGTAGTGAGCGTTGAGGAAATAAACCGAACCCAGCGTAGAGTGCAGACGATAGAGAATATCGGCAGGATTTAAAGTGTAGTTATTTCTTCAAGATTTGCGTTCTGAGCGATTTTTGCTTAAAGGTGGTAAAGTTACACACCCAAGGCAATAAAAGCCGCTTAGAGCGCAAAATTTTGGCTTGTTTAGAAAAATTAACTGCTTACGAGATAAACATATTGAAAAATGTCGTATCTTTGCAGCGTTTTAAAACTTAAAAATCACGATTCAATGGCAAAACTCAGAATATACAACGACATCGACAGCCAAGACAACAAGTTTTGGTATCAATGGTGGGGAGGCGACTGCGTATGTTTTCAGGACATAGATGCTTTTGCGGCAAGCATACCGAAAGACGATGATTCAATCGATATGCGCATCTTCTGCAATGGCGGCTCGGTGATTGAAGGCTGGGCAATCTACGACAGACTGCGACAGAGCGGCAAGAAGATTTCCTGCACCGTGGAGGGCAAGGCAGCATCCATGGCAACAATCATCATGCTCGCAGCACCAAAGGAGAGCCGCAAGGCATACGAGAACGCTGCCTTCCTGCTGCACAATCCGTATGTTCCTGGCTGGGGGTTGGGCGACCAGCTGAACGCAAAGGACTTGAAGAACCTGGGCGAGGAAATGCAGATGTGGCAGGATAAGTTGGTGGACGCATACGTAGAGCGGTGCGAGTGCGACCGGGAAGAGATACAAGCCTTGATGGATAAGGACATCTTCATCAACACCAGCGAAGCATTGCGCCTAGGTCTTATCAGCAGCACCGTTGCACCAATCAGCGCAAGCGCATCGAAACGCAATATCGAAAATTTTATTAATTCAAAACAACAAAATCCAAAAGCAATGGAGAAAAAGACAGAAGTAAAGGCTTCTCTCCTCGACAAGATTCTCGCCAAGTTGGGCGTGAAGACACTGGAGGAAGCAGAGCAGGCGGTGGCAGAGCCACAAGCCAAGGCAGAGCCAAAGGCGATGGAACTCAACACAGCAGACGGACAGACACTGACCGTTGAGCGTGAAGAGGGAGATCCACAAGTTGGCGACAAGGCAAGTCCTGACGGAACGTTTGAAATGCCCGATGGCAAAACAATCGTTGTCGAGGACGGTGTAATTACCGACATTCAGACCGCAGGCAATGAAGGCGGTGAAGGCAATGAAGGCGGTGAAGGCGGCAGCGCATCAAGCACCGACAACGAAACCGTAGCCAAGTTGAAGCAGCAGGTAGCAGCACTCAAGCAGCAGTTGAACGACACCAAGGCGCAGCTGGCAGGCGCACAGAAACTCGCAAAGAGCAAGGAAGACATGCGCATCCTGAATGCCGTGAAGATGGCAGGCGGTGCGGAGAAGGTGCTTGCAGGCTACAGCAGCCACTACCAGCCAGCACAGCGACAGCCAAGCGGCAATGGCGCAGGAGAGCAGGTAGACGTTAAGGCAGACGCAAAGACTATCAGCGAGAAGGTCCGGGCTTATCGTTCCAAGAAGCACCCAAGCAATGGCTAAACCTTTTTAAGAAATCAAGTAAAAAACAAATTAGAGAGTTATAGATTATGAGTAATACTTTTGATGTAAAGCAGTTCGAGAACTTTGTCCTCGAACCCGAAAATCTGAAGACCATCAAGGATGCCGTGCAGGAGACATTCTACAAGGACGAGAACCTTGCGGATTTCGTCACCATCCTCAAAGTCAAGGACAATGATCCAATCGCCATCATTGGTGAGATGGAGATGGTCGGCAAGGCTGGCAGCGGTTGCGACCCAACGTATGACGAGAAGGGCATCACCAACAGCTTGGAGCGCTGGAAGCTTGGCGACTGGCAAGTACCTATCAAGATTTGCTATGATTCGCTGAAAGGCTCAATCGCTGAGTACAGCTTGAAGACTGGCACAGACATTGGAGACCTCACCGATACCGACTTCATGGTAATCTACACCGATGCACTGGAGCGTGCTATGAAGCAGATGGTTTGGCGCTTCGGCTGGTTTGGTGCTGAGGATGCGCAGACTGTTTCCGAGGGCGGCAAGCTGACCGATGGCTTGAAGAAGGAGTACTTTACCACTTGCGATGGCCTCTTCAAGAAAATTTTCGCAGCTACAGCCACAAAGAACCGCACCGAGATTGCAGCCAACAAGGAAGCCACGATGGCGGCGCAGATTGCTGCAATCCGAAAGCAGGGTGTGGCAACCGACCTTGTAGACAATATGCTTATGAACGTGGACTCACGCATCATCGATGATCCGAACGCTATCCTTCTGATGACACGCTCGCTGGCTGACGCATTGACTTACGACATCAAGAAGACGTACCACGACATTATGCCTTGGGAGAAGGTCTTCGATGGCTTCCAAACATCGAACTACAACGGCATTAAAATTGCCAGTGTCAGCATTTGGGACAGAATGATTAAGGGCTATGAGAAAGGCGCTACAGCGTACAACCTTCCTCATCGTATGGTCTTCTGTAATCCTAAGCAGCTGATGGTCGGCACACCGCAGGATTCGCTCATTAGTGAGCTGGATGCTTGGTTCGACCACAAGGAGCGTAGAAACTATATCTACTCAACTGGTAATATTGGTACGGCTCTTCTCGAAGAGAACATGATTCATGCAGCTTACTAATCGCTCCAAATTTTCAGTTTAGTATTAAGTTATTTTGACAATCCTCAACACCCACAAAACGGTGTTGGGGATATAACAATTTAAAACGAATTAATATGGCAACAACTTGCGAGAGCCTTATCGCCCAGGACATCATCATCCCTTGCGAAGACCAAGTAACAAAGGGACTTGAGGGCGATGGACTTATCATCAACCGAGACGACATTGACTTCACCAAGTCCGTTGTAGCGGGCAATACAATTAAAACATTGGTTTTGAAGACTGGCAAGAAAGCATACGCTATCCGGCAGGAAGGCAGCAAGCCATTCACTGGAACCAAGACAGAACTGACCGTTGGCACGTATCGTAACAGCTGGAAGAACACAGTGGCAGTCGTGGTATTGGCAAACACACCTGACGTTTGCGCAAATATCATTGACGGACTGGCGAACGGAAAGTTCGTTATCATCCTTCGCAACCTATCAAAGGGAGCAGACGGAAAGGCAGAGTATCAGGTGTTCGGATATGCGCAGGCACTGAAGGCAAGCGCAGGCGAGAACGACAAGTACTCTGGCGACACGGAGGGCGGCTGGCTTATCACGCTGGAAGAGGAGAGCGTACCAAAGGCAGCTTATTTCTTCTTCGACACAGACAGCGAGACCACGGCAGCCAAGTACGCCAGTCTGACAACAGCAGCCGTAGGAGGTTAAGCCATGACCTACGAGGAAGCAACAGCCAAGGTCGAGGAGTTGAAGGCACGTTTCGACAGTCCCTTTGATGCAACCGACAAGGCAGTTATAGAAACTCTTTACTTCGAGGTAACACGAAAGCGGTTTGTCCCGACAACCTGCCAGCAGTGTTACCACGATGCTCTGATAGAAATATATCTAAAACTCAAAAAAGAAAAGGCAATGCCAAAAACATGTAATTACGCAATGAAGGCAGGTTTTATCATTTCCTGCCCGGATTTCTACCATGGTAAGATTTTCACTAACGAGAACCTGACCGACAAGGTAGCGCATGAATATCTGACGAAGTACCCACACATGGAAAGCTACTTCCAGAAGATACCCAGTGATGAACTCATCGAGAACAAGCAGCCGCCAGCAGGCATCGAGAACAAGCAGCCGCCAGCAGGCATCGAGAACAAGCAGCCGCCAGCAGGCAGCGAGAACAAGCAGCCGCCAGCAGGCAGCGAGAACAAGCAGCCGCCAGCAGGCAGCGA